GGTCGAACTTGACGTTGACGTGCTGGTAGAAGTAGACGTACTTGTCGAAGTCGAGGTAGACGTTGACGTGCTGGTAGAAGTAGACGTACTTGTCGAAGTCGAGGTAGACGTTGACGTGCTGGTAGACGTACTGGTAGAAGTCGATGTGCTTGTCGATGTGCTTGTGGATGTGGACGTGCTTGTGCTTGTCGTGGTAGTGGTAGTCGTAGTGCTGGTAGTAGTCGTTGTGAAATCATTATCATCCGTCAGATATAGATCGTCAACCTGGCCAACTGCACCACTATTGACGGGCCGCCCGATGCGTAGACGCCATGTCGAGCCGGACGGACCCATTGTCGTTTGATTGGCGGAGTCAATCCAGCCGGAACCGGTAACGCGGAGACCGATACGGCCATTCGAGGCCGTCCCCAGTAACACGTCAAGCAATATCTGAATGCCGCCCGCAGCCTTGCAATCGTAATACCCCGTCGTCCCGATGACGCTACCGCCAAGAGTGACGCGAAACTGATAATTGCCTCCCGATGGAAAACGATTGAAGTCCACGCCGATAATGACGCTGCGAAAGATTTCATTGTATAGCGGATACCATGATGCGCTACCCGCGTCCGACCCGGTGAACTTGTACCAGAATGTCGTATGGACATATGTGCCTTCTGAGAGCGCGGACAGTGTTTGTTCGTTATAGGCAGTACCACTCGAGCCGGAGAATTGCAGGCAGTATGTACTTCGGAAACTGGCGGGATATGCCGTATCGCCGGTGCCCGATAGGACGTTTGGAGTCGTGAACTCCGCGCCGTTTGCGTTCGGAAAGGTTGCGGTATAGATACTCGCCACGTTCGACTCCTATGCGCAGGTGTGAATAGGAGCCCAAGCGACGGTATTCGTAGACGCGGTATAGGTCAGGACGCTATCGACCGTAGGCCGATGCAAAACTGTCCAGCGAACACCGTTGTGCCAAACCGTATCGCCGGTAATGCCCTTTGGTAATCCGGTAATCGACCCGTCAAAAGATATGACGATAGCGCTGCCGGTATTTTGTACCAAAATGGGAGCCGTGCCCCGAATGCGCAGAAGCGTCATCACTAATCGCTTAATGGCATTCAGTGCGCCAGCGGACGGCGGTACGCCGGGTAGAAAGTCCGGGACGTTTTCAATGCCCGCCATTATTGTAGCAAAACGGAAAAGTCCGTTTCCTCGTAAGGAAAAGGCACTATTTGATCGAGCACCAATGGTTCGCCATAGCGAATAGGTTCCTCTGTGTCCGGGTCGCGTTCCAGTACAGATGCGCGATAGACCTGATTCCATCCAATCTGCCGTTCGATGAATTGCAACGTGACGCAATACGTTCGGGTGCCATCTGCTCCTATCGTCGGTTCCACGTTCGCGCTGTTAAAAAGACATGACCAAAAGGCCATACCGCGCCAATCGTTAGCATTGATCTTGCCGAGGCAGTTAGCTATATCATAAGTGGGTACTCTCAGGACGTTTTCGAGCTTGATATTGTGCGTAATCAGCCCGATATTTTTCATCATCGATCCCGGAATCGAGTCGAGGTCGCCGGCTACGCCACTATTGTAGTAGTAGAATTGCCCGCCGCTGATTGAAAGCACCTCGGTACTGAATGCAAGGGTTTCTGTCAGGCATAGACCATTTTCGCCAAATTGCGCTCCATCCGGGCCTCCGGTCATATATCCTGGTGTGCTATATGTGGCCGTGATCTTAGCTTTCGTATACTCCGCCGTTCCATCAGAATATTGGCCGGGCTTGCCGTAGGGTTCATACGTTGCTGACGTGCAAACTAACATCGGATCGCCGGGGAAGTGTTCTGGGGGATTCAGATATAGTGCTGTGCCAGGCCCGCGATCGGCGGCATATCCCACAAGTGCCAAGACGAAAGCATCGGCATATCCCCAGTCTACCAGAAATACGCGCGTGCCAAAACGCGACGACCATCCGACGGTCTTGTTCGGACTGCCGACCAGTTCCGTAAACGCTATGCCATTTAGATTTTGTAGCATATACCTCTCGCTATTGCCGAGTAACCGTACTCCAAAGCAAGTCTTTTACCATGTTCTTGAGAGCGTTTTGATCTTGTACGTCCTCGATGAATTTCTGGTTAACGCCCAACTCTTTAAGTCCACCGATGACGGCTTTTTGAACGGCGCGCTCGTACATGCGTTCTTCCTGTTGCTTATCGTCGCCAAGCTGGATATTTTTAATCACGTCCGCCGCCGATTCAAACGTCGCTTTCGGACGCAAGCGTTCGCCGAAACCGGATTCGAGCATTCCAAGCATTGTCTCGGATTCATGCTTGCGTTTTTCTTTGAACGTATCATCCAGTTTCGATTGTTCCTCGTCAGACTTGCGTTGGCCTTCGATGCGCGCGTGCATTGCCTTTTCGCCTTCAGCGAGATGCTTTTCATCCAATGCGGCGCGGGCCTCTGCCGATTTTGAAAGATTATCGCCCAATCCTTGTGCGAGATTTTTTAGAGCTTCTCTTACCGAATCTAACGCCTCTTCATCCGCTGTTTTTTGCTTTAGGGGTTGTCCAGTCTGGGCTTTTGGCCCGCTTGACGCGAACGGATTCTTTTGATCTGGATGTATTAGCCCGCCGCTTGCTAATTCGACCTGTTTACTCCACCAATCTTCTGACCCCACCGTCTTACCCAGATCGCCTACTATGCCCGTGCGCTTGTCGGCGTTAATCTTGAGTTGTAGATTGTGCGCCTCTCGCTCCAATTCCTCCATGCGCTGTCGCGTCATGGCTTTCAGAAACTTCTCTGCTCCACTGGTACTCATGGCATAGGCGTCGCCGACTTTATTGATCGAGATGCCGAGATCGCCATACGTCGCGGTCAATTCGCGTGCAAGCTCATTGGCCCGGCGTTGTTCTGCATTGTTTCGCGTTTCTTGGTTCAGCAATTTAGACAATTCTTGGAAGTGAGCGTCTGCGCGTGCCGTCTCTCCTGTAGTACGGGCCTTATTCTCTTCCATTAGAGTATCGAAATCGTGTAGATGCGCGAGATACTTGTCTAACGCGACGGCGCCGACGACAAGAGCGGCGGCAAGTGCGATTACGATACCCATGCCGCCGCTGGAGCCCACGGTCGCAAACGTGCGCGCAAGCCCAAAGGAAAGACCGTTATTGGCAAATCCCAAACGCAGGAACGCGCGTGCGAGCCTCGCGGCGTTGCCTTCCAGCTTGCCGAAGGCTTCCGTTCCTTTCGCGCCGGTAGTCTGTAGCGCCGCCGCCATGTTCTGGAGTTCCGGCTTGACTTTGGCAAGCGTCGTATCGAGGTTGCCTGTGCGGGCACCTATATCGACGAATATCTCCGCAAGCTGGAAACCGCCCGTACTCGGCATTAGACTTTGCCCTCGTATAGAACCCGCGCCGCGTCTTTCACGTCGTTACACTCCGTACCTTCCAGCGCGTCATCGGAGTTACCGAGATACGCCGTTACCTGCCCTATCGACATTGCGGCGACTACTTGCGGAGACGCCCAAGGATACGCGCTACCAAGCCGCGCAAAAAGCCCCGGCCAGTCCACGCGGTCTGCGGGGCGCGCGCTTTTTTTGAGGCGGTATCCTCCAAGAGCGATATGCGGTCAAGCTCCGCCTGCCACTGTTCAAGCGTGCGCATGGTAAGCATCGCGCGGCATTCTTCGCGTGTGATCGCCGTGTGCGACTTGCGAAGGGATAGATAGAGCATAAAGCCTATCCCCTCGAAAGACGCCATGTCGCGCTTGGCTTCTTCCCCGCGAGCGCCGCCGATAACGTCGGATTCGATGCGTTCCTTTTCCGCCTGCGCGAGGATCGACGTTTTCATGGCCTCGGTAGCGACAGGCCCAAGCGATTCTATCTTCGCGCGGGCGCGCTCGAACGGGCGCATCTCCAGCCAATCGACGATAGAACCATAATCGGCCAACGTCAACGGAGACATGTGATACGTCCGCCCGTCGAACTCAAAGAACGTGCCGCTGCCCGCCGTCACGCCAAGCGTGTTCGCCATTACCCGGCCTCGGTAAACGTGCCATTGGATTTCCAGTTGACGGTAAACTCGATAGCCGTCGCACTGACTTGCGAGGTCATCGGCTTGGAGGTAATCGACGCGGACGGGAAGTTGGAATACATTCCGGTGTCCGCGAAGTTGCACTTCAAGGCGATGTTTGTACCGATTGCGATGTTCGGCGCGCTCGCGTAATTCGTCGCGCTATCCCATATCGCCGTAAACGATCCTTCCGCCGACAGGAGCGCGGGTATCTGTGTTTTGTACCCGGCAGACGATGTATCGGTCGTGTCCGCCCATTCCGCGTTGGTGGTGTAGTTCCACTTGGTAACGTGAAAGGTCGTAGACCCAACCACCACGCTGCCAAGGACTCCGGTTTTCTTTGCCATTGCTATCTACTCCTATCCGTTTGGGTTAGCTTGAAGTCGAAGTCGATGAACTGGTAGACGTTGACGTGCTCGTGGTCGTGGTAGTCATCGACGTTGACCGCCCGAAGATTACGAGCTTGCCTGTAACCGCGAGCGCGCCATCAAGGTTCTTGATGAGTAATTGATCGCCCGTGCCCGCCGTTACCGGCCAACCGGTCTTGTTATTCGTGTGCAGGCAGTAGGAACCTGGCTCCACAATCTCCCAGTCCGTCACCGCGTCAAACCACCCCGGCCACTGATTGCTTGTCGCCGCGCCGATTTGTATCTTTCCGGAACCTACCGGCGTAGACGACGCGCCGCCCTCGACCGTCGTACCCGTCGTGTTGTAGAAATAGACCGCGTGAATGTTTGCGAACGCCGCCGCGCCGCCCCAGTATTCCGTAGGATCACTCCCGCCCGCCGCCTGAAGGTCATACGTTTTCGACGCCCCGCCCGCAAGCGAAATCGTGTCCTCGAAAATCAGGTCGGTAGGGTTTAGGGTCGTCGTATCCGCGAGCGAGAGATTGTTACTTACGGACGTACTCACCTGACCCTGCCCGATTGCGAATGCTTTAGTCACGGTGGACGATATGACCGCCTTGACCGAGGCATTCAGTGTCAACACTGCCGCCATCGCATTTCCTCCTATGCCGTCGGATTCCGCTCAATGAGAAATTGCACGTCCATCGTGCCTTGGTACACGTTCATGTTTTGATCGTTGTCGAGGTCGGGAGATATGTCTATATCTTGCCCGCCCTTGGCGACGCTCAATACCGACCCGCTCGAAAGCGTAGGCCAGTTGAGCGTAAACTCTTTCTCCACGGCTTCCATGAGTTGCTGTACCGCTTCTGCCGTTTGGCAAAACGTCCAGAATCGCACGGTGACAAGCTCTGTATACGTGCCGCCTCGGTAACTGCCCGTGTCATAGCGCGGTGGCATGGACGCCGCCTGCCCTACCATGAGGCACGGGTAGTCTGTTTGCACGTCGGCGCGCCAGCCGAATACGCCACCGGTCGCAATCGCGCCAATAGGCCCGCTGGATTTCGCTTGGAGCATGACCGCTTCTATCAGTGCGCGCATCTATTCCTCGTTTGTTTGGACTTCGCCAATTTGTGCGCGTCCGCCAAGTAACGCCTGTATCTCCCCGGCAAACTCTTGCAAGCCCAACGTCATCCACGGGCGCGGGGCCATATTATGCGTACCTAATTCCAGCCACTTGCCATAGGGTACGTTGGTGCCTACGCGCACAGTAATTGTTTCCGGGTTGACTTCATGCGCGATACTACGGGCAAGGTGTCCCGTAAGCCAACGCGGATATTCTCCGGGCTTAGACGCTTGCGTACCTACGCGATAATGTGACCGTCGCGTGTCTTCAAAAAGCCCTGCTGGTTCATGGATCGTATCCGATGCGCTATGCGCCTTAGCCATTGTCCATCGCTTTCATTTTAGCTACCATCTTGCGCCGCGCCCACGCCGCCTTGCCCGCTTTGACTCGCCTCGCGTGTGTGAGCTTTGTAGTAACGATGATTACGTCGGCCTTGCCACCCTTCTTGCCGGGATTCAACACACTTAGTTTCTCTACCAGAAACTCTTCAAATTTCTCCCCGACAATATCCAGTTGATTGAGCATGGTCTGCACAAGTTTGGTACGCACGGTCTCGCCGTCCCACTTGAAGCCTGGTATCCCGGAATCCGGTATGCCTTTGCCGCCAGCCATGTTTAATGCTCGTCACAGTCAAGCCGCCAAAGTTTGTTCATCTCACCCACGTTCGCCTTGCCCTGCACAAGCAGATTGCGACCCTTGAACACGAGCCGGTAGCCCGTCGCTACCGCCGGATCGGTCGCAAAGTATACGCTATGCGTGACGATAATCTGCTTGCGCCCGTAATGGTCAATCGTGTTGGAACTCGCGGGCTGTACCCAGCACGGCACGGCGGAGAGATTAGTAATCCACGTCGTCCGCGTAGACCCCATATTATCAGCGCCCATCGTTTGCGCGCGTTGCACGTCAACCGTGTGCGCGCTCTTGGCTATCATGCCCGCGATGCCCTCAAACACTACGGCCTCCCTGGCATCTGTCCGCCGATAGTGGACGTAAACACGTTGCGGTAGTGGCCTATCAAGCGCCGCACATCCGTAGGCATTTCCTCGACCTTCACATCGAACGATTGACCAAACTCGTCCAGCCGTTCGCTCGTAACCGTACCGTCTTTCGAGGCGCGGTCGTAGAGCCACTTCACAAGCCGCGCGCACGCATCCTGCACGTCGGCGGGTACGGTCGCAAATCCCGCTTGGTATGTCCATTTGATATTCTGGAACGCCAACGGGAAGTAAACATAGTACCCGTTCGCGTACCGCTTGAAATGGACTTCGCCCGTCGCCGCGTTGAAGTCGAACTCCGTTCCCGCTATAGTCTGTATCGTGCCGTCAGATTCCACGACCTTCATGGTCGTAAGCGCGACGATGGGGAACTGATTCAGCCATATCTGTGACGTGCCGTCGCCGTTGTATGTTTCGTCGGTATAGGTCGTCACCGCGAACGTGCGATTCACGTCGGACTCGATCCAGGTCGATGCGACGGCAATCAGCGTAGCGAGATACGTCGCGTCTACGCTTGCCAGTCCCGGCGCCTGCTGCGCTCGCGCGGTTGTAATCAAGTCGGCCATATCTAATCCCTCGCCACGTTTGACGGCGCTGTTACGCTTGCCTGCGGTTTGCCACGCCGCAATGCGTCGTTCGATTCTCGCTCATGCTGATTCAGTAGACTGGTTACGTTGTCTATCTTGCCCTCGAAACGTATCTGCGCCTCGCGCGCGTCGGCTATCTGGCCGGATATCCCCCGAAAGGTATTCTCGTGCGAGCGGAGAGTGTCCTTGATGTCCTGCAATGCGGGTTTGACTGACGGCGTGCCGTCAATGGCCCAAACCGAGAGTTTGTTCTCGATGCTCCCCAGGCGCACTTCCTGCGAAGTGACGGCCTTGGTGAGTCCATTCACGGTCACATAGGTTGCCAGCAATCCGGTCATCGACGCGACAAGCAGCGCCGTTGCGAGGCCCACCAAGACCTTTTCCGCCAGCGAGAAAACGCGTTTCATCTCGTTAATCGTGATCTCATTACCGTCGCCGGAATGGATATTGGACAGGCTCCGGCGTGCGGTCTCAAGGTCTTTCTCATTCGTCGGTGTCATCATACGTTTCTCCGGGGAACGCTTCTAACGGCTGACTGGCAACCGCCCCATGAGTTCGAGGATAAGGAGAATCAGAATGAGCGTACCGATAACGCCCTTCGGCCAGAAGCCGTAGTTCGGTATCGAGCACGCCACAAGTACCAAGAGCATGAGCAAAAGCAAGAGCGCCATAACGCGCCTCCTTAGACCGCCGTGGAAAAGTATATGTCGATAGTCGAAGTCGCCGACGTGTCGCTATTGCCCGTGATAACGAGCGTAAGCGCGTCGGACTGCGCTACGACCGGATGCTCCTCCTTGCCGCTATAGACGATGCGTACCGTCTGCGTTGCCGACGTGGAGCGATTGATAATCAGACTTTGCATCACGTCCACGCTGTTTACATCCAGGAGCGTGATATCGTAGTTGTCAGTCGGCGTTCCTGTCGGAGTAGTCGTCACCTTGATAATGTACCCGTCGATCCTGTTTGCGAGCGCGGCGTTTGTGAAAGACCCGTCGCCGGAGTCAAACGTACACGCGAGGCGCAAGCGTTTAATGACCCCCAAGTTGTAGAGGGTTTCGACGCAACTGCTATCGCTATTGGCTGGCATTGCCTACCCTCCCTAACTGGAAGTCGAAGTCGAGGAACTCGTACTCGTGCTGGTACTGGTACTCGTGCTGGTACTGGAGCTTGAAGTGGTCGTGCCGAAATAGACCAATGCGCCGCCCACTTTCAAAGCTCCATGCGCGAACATTATGTTTGCGGCCATCGGCCACTCCTCATAAAGTGGCTGTAGGGGCGGGCGTTGTATCACCCGCCCCAATCAGCCTTGCCCGTTGTTAGGCGTTAAGCGTTACGCCAGTCGGCTTCCCGACGTACTCAAAACGCGGCTCATCCAGAATGGCCGTAACCGCGTAGTAGTCGGCGTTGGAACTCGGCGAAGCGACTGCGATTTGCAGACACTCGTATCCGCCCTTGGAATCCAACTGCGACGCATCGACCTCGATAATCCAGGTCTTGTTCGCAGTACCGATAGTGAACGTGTCGGACGCAACGGCGGTCTCGACAAACGTGCCGCTCGTGGCCGTGTCCGTCCACATGCGCGCGATACCGAGGGCCTTATTCGTAGCGCCCGCGATATCCGTCGCCTGTACCATCGTGACGGCGGCAGTGCCACCAGCCCATGCGCCAGACGTGATGATGAAACACGCATGGTTATAGTGCGCCATGCTAATCATCGCGGCGGGAGCGCCGACAGCGCCGGTGTAGTTCTTCGGGTAAACGTGGTTAATCACACTCGCCCGATTTACAAGCTGCTTGGACATTGCGTTATCCTTTCTCGCGCTATGCGCGGGTTAGTTACGGGTCGCCACGGTCAGGAAATACCCAAGCGTAGCACTCGACTGCTCGGGGGTCAGGGGCGCGGGCGTCGCGGGCTGGCCGTCATACCTCACCTGGAAGCGATACACCATCTCGTTGTAATCAAACCGCAGGTGCATCGAACTGGCCGTCTTTACCCCGCCCTTCGTTCCGATGTAATACTGCCTCCAATCGGCAAGCACGATATCGCCGACCGTACCGAGAGTCGAGCAATGCTCGGTCTTGAAAACCGGCAGGCCCATGAGCGTGCCATACGGGGCGTCCGCCGCGCCGTTCGCAGGCAGATAGACCGGTATAGCCGCGCTACCCACGGCAAGAGACATGGTGCAGAGTTGCGGCAAAACGTCGTGGTTGATCATCCAGACGCCGTTAGTGCCACGGAACCGCGCGTACATCTTGACCACGTTCTGGAAATTGAGCGTGGTGGCAGTCTGCGCGTTTTCGGCCGCAACGGAAACCGTCGCTCCAGCATTCAGGATACCGAGAGGCTGGCCCTGCCCAGTCCCGCGCAGGAAGTCTTTCTCCTGTACGAACGTGAGCGCCTGCCCGAACTTGTTCACAAGGATAGGCTCAAGCGATATCGGGCTATCCTCAAGGAGTTCGTTCGTGACCACGACCATGCCCGTGAGGGAATGGAGCGACAGTTCGATGCGCCCGACCTTGATATTCGAGGCCGTGTACTGCGACGCTTCCGCCGTGCGGTAGAGGACGACGCCGCCGAATACCGTGGAACTCGCGTGAGTCGTATCCTGGATAAACGGTATCGAAACGCGATTCGACGCCATCGGTATCTTCGTCGCGCGCGGCATGATAATCGCGTCCTCAAGGGAAGCGTCGATTATCTGATTGCGGTACTCCGGGGGCACGAGATACCCGCCGGTCGGGTCGTCAAGCTCTTCCATGAGGCCGGTCGTCTTGGCAATGACACTGACCGTGTCGGCCCACTTCGCAAGCACTTCGCTGGCGCGGCCATTGGCCTGATTCGCCTTGCGAACGTCGCTGGCGAAATGGCTAAACGACTTGAATCCGCCCTTGGGGTCTTCCAAGGAAAGGTCTTTGCCGACTTCGATCTGGAGCGGCGTTTTCTTGCCGTCGCCGGTGACCTTCATGGTCTTGACGATGGCGGAGATACCTTCGTCGATACCGGCCTTAACAGCGGCCTGTATGGCCGTCTTGATTTCCTCGGCGGGGTCGGCCTTGACTTCCTCGGCATACCCACCGTCGATAAGGCTCTTGGCCTCGGCGTCGGAGAGTTCCGGCGTCGCGCCTACGGCGTGCGCGCCGAAAGCCTTAAGCATCTTGATTTTCATTTCTTGCTCCTCAAGTTTGTTTGTTGTCGTTTACCAACTTGAGGCCCCGCAGTTTCCACGGCTTGCGCCTGATACGTCTCGGTATCTCCAGCGTTTGCCGCTAACCCGTTGACCTATTGAGGGCTATACGCGCCCTCGTATTTTGTCCAGCGAATCCTTGGCGCACTGGCGCAAATCCATCTCGCCAATCGCGCCCCTGATAATCGCGCTGTAGTCGAGCGCCTTGACCGCTATCACCGGCTTTGGCGTTTCTATTTGCGGCGAATCCGCCACAATAGGCGCAATCGTTTTCGGCACATACATCCCAAGCGCGGCCAGTAGCGCGTCGGGCACGATGATCCCCGCCGTCATGGCCTTGCTTACAGCCTGTACCGTCGCATCGGGATTACACTGTATTGGCGCAACCGCGTACTCCAGGAGCACCCACTTGCGGTGAACGCACGCCACGCCAGCGAGACCGGGAAACGCCTTGACCTCTTCTGTGCGCGGCACACCGCAATCGAGCGGCATAAACCCGATGCTCTTGCCGGGTAGCGCGCCCTGCTTTACCAAGTGCCATACCGCGTCGGGCATCCAGTCGCCAGTCCAGCCATCGGGCTTGGTATGGTACTGCGTCTTGGCCTTTATGCCGCCCAGACTCGCGCTCTTGTCGAGTGACAGCCACATGCAGCGGCCTATGGGGAGTTGGTCGTACTGGTGACACCACGTTACGTTGGCGTTTTTCGTGAACTGTGAGAAGTCGCCGCCCTTGGCAATGACCACTTCGTTATCGCGGTCTTTCGTTTCGGTCGTGATGAACGACACGTCCGCGCGTTCGCCGTCCACGAAGTCCATGCCCGTAGCGAGCTTCACGCAATGCTGATAGCCTTTCGCCTTGGCTTCCGTCGTGGCCGTCTTACAAAGCGCGTCTACCGCCTTGGCGATATCATCGGGCATTGGAAACCCGAACGGGCCTTCCGCAGTGCCGTATGCCTGCTTGAGAGTTTTCATAGCTACTCCTCGTTTAACTTGGACATATCGAGTTCTTCGGTAAGCGAACACTGGCAGTTACTTGACAAGAGTCCATTGGCAATGTATAATGAACTGTCAGTAGATAGGTCATAGACGGAGGATGCATAATGCGCGGTCTCAGAATAAACGTTCAAGACTTCACGCAAGACTATCTCGCCGGAGAAAGCCTTCTCGCAATCAGCAAGCGTCTCGGCGTCTCGCGGCCCGCGCTCCACCGGCATCTGGAGTTGGCCGGCATTCCCATTCGCGGTGCTTCCGAAGGACAGCGCATTCGTGCTTCCCGCATGACGCCGGAAGAACGTCGGCGCAATGCCGCGAACGCCCATGCCGCCGTCCGTGGCGTCCCGCAAACGGAGGAGCAACGCTGCCAGATTGCCGCCACGCTGGAAACCCGTGGAGTCAACATCTCGCGCGGTGAAATTCTTGTCGCTGATGCGCTCCGTGTCCACAAGGTGACGGTCATTCCGCAAAAGGCTATTGGCCGATACAACGTGGATATTGCCATTAGCGAAGGCCGCATCGCCGTGGAGATATTCGGCGGCGGGTGGCACTTGACGGGATACCATGCGGCTCGATTCCGCAAGCGTTGCGAATACCTCTTGGATCGCGGTTGGCTTCCCGTGATTATCTGGACTTCCAGCAAGTACCCGATTGAACCCTGCGTAATAGAGTATCTTGTCGCCCTTGCGCAACGTCGCGGCAGAGGCGAATCCTGTGGGAGTCAAGAACATGTGATTCGGGGAGACGGATACACTACCGCCGGCAAACACAACCCGCATAATGGGGCCGTTGTATGCAACACGCATCCCGGTGTGCATTCCAGGGGCAAGGACGGGCGTTTCACCGACTAAACACCACGGGTGCCCCGGCGGCCCCTGTATGTCGTCATACGGCCCGTCGCCCATGTTCTTAAACGACGCATCAAGCGGGATCGCGTCAGGGTTCTCGGCGGCTATCTCTTGGCAGAGTTCGCAAGCGTCAGGCGCGAGAAGCCACTTCTTTCCGACGACCACGCCGCTGTCTTTAGCGGCCTGTATTTGCCCCGCGTGGATAGCACGACTTGCTTCCGTCATCGCAATGCGTTCGGCGCGGATTTGATCCGCGTTCGCAAACGTGTTCTGCACGATGCGCGTCAATTCGGGAATGGTGTTTTCGTGTCCGGTCAATCCGGCTGCCAAGTCTTCGCGTAACTTGTCGAGCGCCGCGCTCAATTCCATTTCCGTAGTCGCGTTAGTCTCGGCACAGAATTTCATGGTAGCCTGCCGGATGGCGTCTTGCACGCCAGGCGAAGATACGTTCCACGCGCCAGCCGCTTCCGTATCCTGCAAGCCGTTACGCGCGAAGAAATCGCCGCCGCCGAAGTCGTACCCGGCCTCGACATATGGCGTAAGCCGCTTAACCATTTCTTCCGTGTAGTCCGCGCCTATCGACCGCACAGCGTCATCGTAGTTGTGCGGCGGCTGCCAGACTTTCGCTTGTGCAAGAGCATCAATCAGGTGACGTTTTTGCTCGGCGAATATAGCCTTGAGCGCGCCCTTGAATTTGTCGTTCTTGGGCAGGACGCGCCCACTGATTTTCGCCGCCTTGTGCCACTGTGCGTTATGCGTCGTGGGGCCGTGTTCGCAAACGTGTTGCGCGGCAACCTTCACGCGGTAGGGCGTATTGGCGGCTTTAATAAACTTCGCGGCTTGATCCTGCATCGCGGGGTCCAGAATAGTATCCACCTCCGGCTCGGGCCGCTTGCCGGGTGTCGCAACCGCTGGGCCGCCCGCAGGCGTCGCTCCAGGTGGCACCCCGAATGCCGGGGCCGGAGGTTTGTCATTTATGTGGTCAAGGTCAATCATCGTCGATGGCACCAAACGCATATCGCCCGCAGGATCGTCAATCGACGGAACACCTTCATCTTCGCGGGCTTCGTTGATAGTCCAATAGCCGGAACCAAGATTGACCTTGCGTTCCTCGCGCTTGTCCTGCGTATCGGCGGGCACGGGGTTATCGTATGCGAAGAAAAGCCTATCGTCCCACCGCGCGGCAAACTTTTGCGTCAACCTTTGTTCCATGCGCGTGCAGCGCGGCAGGATCGTGTCGTGCATGTAGCTCGCGTCGCCCGATTCCGCAGATGCGCGATTTGCTTCCGTGCGCTCGATTTTCGATATCGGCACGCCGAACACGTTGGCGACGATGCGCCGCATGGAGTCGTAAAGCTCAATGGACTTCAAATCCTTCGGCGGGATTGTTAGCGTATTAACACTAATCGCCTCGTCCATCACGAAAGTCTTGCCGTTGTTGCCGCGCCGGAAACTGCGATTGAACTTGCCTTCCAGCCGCTCTTTCTCCGCCGTACCCATATTGCCGTAGCCGTCTTTCGGCGAGATGATAATCCCTGGCATGGCCATATTGTCGTACAAGGCTTGCGAGAATCCGTTCTCCTTGCAGATAACCATCCACTCTTCCCACGCCGCTTGTGCTGGCCCCCAGCCCCAGTAGTACGGATCACGCAAGTTGGGGTAACGGAACGGCAGGATTTCTTCCGGCGGGTAGACGACCTTCTCTTTGCCCGGCCCATAGATGTAGGCTACGACGTTGCCTGCCGCGTCACGCTGAATCGTGATATCCTGCGACTGTAGAATCCAGATGTTCGACACGCCGCCCATACCATCCGGTTCAAGCCACCAATAGGCTACACCGGTCATCTCCTGGTAGAGCGCGGTGAACTCCATGAGATTGTAGCCGTCAAGCTCTACGTTGACTTGTTCGAGCAGGGTCAAGATCGGATAGTCAGTTACCTCATCGATTTCCATTGCCTTGGAAACACGATTGGACGCCCAGCCCTTTGTAACAAGATTCTTCGCGGTCTTGGCGCTAATGCGCTTGGTAGCGCACTTCGGCGACGCCTGCCCCTTGCTTGTAGTCACATAGAGTTTCAGCGGCACAGCGGCAAGCGTAGACGCATTGAGGCTCGCGCAGACATAGATAAGGCCTTTGAAGTTGTTGACAAGCTCGTATGGCGTGGGCTGGGGGACTACCCGCCATTGATCGACATATGCTGGCATGGCAACGTCGAGGCGGCGCAACGGCGACTGTGTAATCAGACGCGCCTTGACCCACGCGACGGCTTCGCTTAATCTAATCACGCCTATCATCCTCTTGCCATAAAGCGTCGTTGTCTGCGCGCATCCAATCTTCGCCGTCTGCCGCGACTATCGGCTCTACGATACGGTAGCGCACTTGCGGCGGCACGCGATTGGCCGCGTCCCTGCGTTCGCGTTCCGCACGCATGTCTTCGCGCCGGATCGTCGCCTGGTCGTTATGCACGATAGTCGCAATCGGCTTTGCCGCACGCGGCGGCGCGCTTGCGCCTGCCGGCTTCTTGCCGGAGTCCGTTCGCGTATCGTGTTCGAGTGCGCTATAATCCGGCATTACCCAGCCGCCTCGCGCATACGCGCAACCTTGCCCTTGTCTACGCCCATGACGAGATAGCGGAGGGCGTCCATTGCGTGATTGAACTCGTCAATGGGTTTTTCCGTAGCTTTGTCTTCCGGGTAGTGATACGCTTGCGACTCGGCTATTAGAGCGCGGCAGTCGTTGGAAATATGGAGCGTACCACTGTCGATGCGCGCGTTGACCGCGTTAATGCCTATGAGGATGTCGTTCATCGCAGGCACACAACGGATACCGGCGCGGCGCATTTCCTGGATAGAATCAGGCCGCGATGGATCGGCGTAGTATATGGGTTCCGTAGGTACTGCGCCCGCGTGCGCGTCCATGAGATGCTTGGAGAGATACCGTTCGTAGTAGATGTAAATGTGCTGACGCTTATCCTCGCCCTGGTAGATCGTTGCGGCAAGTGCCACAAACGGATCGTTGTATCCGAAGTCCATGCCACCATAGAACCCGCCTATAGGCGGGTCTATGGGATCGCAGAAGCAGCTATCCATCTCCGGATAGACTAACCCCTCTGCCGCCTGCCACAGGCCAAGGTAGAGGCGCGCGCGGCGGTGGCCGGAGAGGTTGTTCAACTTGTCCAGGTACTCTTGCCGGATAGTCGGATTGTCCTCATGGCGGGAGAGCACGCGGCGCATCCGCCCGTCGTTAGCGCGCACGATTAACCAGTGTTGCGGATGCGCGGGATTGCAGTCGGCTATCTGCTGCTGGAATGGGAGCTTGTAATTCCGCAGACGCGAGGAAAGTTTCTCCCAATCGTCTTGGGTGATTTCCGTAGCCTCGAACACGCATACCATGTCGTACTCGGTACTCATGATTCGGTCTACGTTGTCGAGGCCGCCAAGGACGATTTCGGAGCCGTTGGGATAGGAGTAGGCCGCGCGCTGGCGACGGTGTATGCCGCGTGTGAACTTGTGGCCGGTGGGTAGGACGTGTTGTTCAAACGTTACGAGTACGGATTCGGTCATCGACACACGCGTCTTACGCAGCCACAGAATGCGAATGTTCGAAACCCGTTGCGCGAGGTAATGCGACTTCTCGCATATCGCGCGGGTCTTACCGGTTCCGGCAGGCCCATCAAATAGAATCTCGGCGTCCTGCGCGTAGAAAATCTCGCGCGCACCGCCGTAGGGCCGATATGGTTTCTGATCCGCAGTGACGCTACTCTGTGTCTGCAGTTCCTGTAGCACTGCTGTCGTCAGCGGGCTTTCCTATCACGGCGCTTGGGTCGATGTCGATGTACGCCTTGAGCGGAGTCCCGTCCGCCCCGGCTATCCTCGTCTGTCCCTTCGGAACCAGTTTATCGTCGAAGCGTTCGCCGATCAATCGCGCCGCCATGACCCCAGATACCCCGCCTTTCTTCGCTGTTTTCTTCGTTGCGGCATATACGCCGGGGAGCTGTAAAGTCATGTAGCGTTCAAACGCTCCATCCCACGCTTGCTTAAAGTCGGAATGATCAAGATATTGATAAAACGCTTGACGTGAAATGTTAATGTCTTGACACATCTCGGTAATATCAAAGTCCCACTCGTGTGCGTTTGCGAACTCTATACACGCGAGTTGTTTTGCGGTGAACTCATCTTTGCGATCCACTTGTATTACTCCGAGAGCACAATGATAAGAGGCGCTGCGCGCGGCAAGGTCAAGAATTTGAACCCACCTTGAGGGGTCGTCATGGAAACTATATATACTATGTGTTTTTGCGCTTGTCAATTTCTATTGTAGGTATCTTTTTTTGGCAATCGTCTAAGTCGTTGCGGGCGCGCGAGTTAAAATCTAAAAATTTCTCTTGACAAAAGTAAAGGAGTTATCCCCAAAAAAGCTACATAAATGTAGGAAATGGCAGCGCAGGGAAGCTGTGAAGCAGGCGCAAGAGAGAAAAGATGAACGAACGATTTCGTTCGCTGAACAACGAACGATTTCGTTCGCTGAACAACGAACGGCTGTGCGGGGCCGCTATGCGAGCCCAAGCGCAATAGCGCGCGGCGGATTGTTGCTAAGTTTGGCACGGCATTTGCTTTAGGGTCGAAAAACGTGCCGAAAATAGTCGAGAAAATAAAACGGATTTCAGGTGAATATCCCCGCCTGCCGATGTATATTACGGTAGTCGAGCACATCGCTTGGCGCAGGTTACGGACCTCGAACTATAGGAGATGGCCATGAATACAGCAAAATCTACCATCAGGTATGAGCTCGAGCACACTGGGCGCCCATTCTCGCTCTCAGAGATTATAGGCGGCTGGAGAGTTCTGAGCACCCATATATCCCTCTCCGCCGCGCTGAAGCGATACGATCGGGAGATCGCCGAGATGAAGCGCAATAATGGCCAAAATTCTTGGAGCGATCATTTCCGAATCGTAGAGGTCTCCCGCGACGGCCGGCGCGCGCTCGCCCGCGACGATTCGGCCATCATGGCCATCCGCGATGAGCGCGATGAGAAGCGCTATAAATAGAATCGCCTCGCCAAGGTCATCCACGATAACGTTGAACCGAGTGCGCGG